AGCCCTGACCAGCCCTGACCTGCTGCATCGTCCTGACCATCCGATGCGAGGTGCCCTGAACGTGACCTGCGGCAGGGGTGGGGTGGCATCGTCTCTGAATGTGCCGTGAGCCGTGCCGCTGCGCCTTGCCGGGATGCATCAAATCGGCGTTCTAGCACATGGGGGTCTCGACCGAAGGTCGAGGAGGGGTGCCGGGGGGCAGGATGCACCGCGCGCTCTTTTATACCCCCTCAGATTTTTGCGTTAAAAAAAGCCCAACAAGTTCCGGTGGGGCCCACGGCTGATAGGAGCAATGAGCGGAACCTGAAAGGCTTTGATGTGTAAAAGGAGCCTCGAAGGGAGACAGCAACGACTCTCCGAGGCTCCACCGTGCTTGCCTATGCCTCGCTGTGGGTTTGCTACAACACAGCGAGTGGGGAGAATCGACAAGCCACGGCGTATCTTATAAGTTTAATAGACCCTTTCAAGGGCCACGGGGGGTGGTCTTCTTTGTCTTTCTCCTCCTTAGTTCAGTACTCAGTGAGCATTGACTTAGGGGGATCTTCTAGTCTTATAGAGGCACTCTCTCACCCCTACCATCTCTCTACTACATAGGGTATTCATAACTCAGGGATACGTCTATTCTTATGACCCCGGTTATTTTGGGATCTGGAGGTCCCTGATAATGCCCCTGAACAGCTTAGGATTGTCTTGAATTGCCATGGAGAGCCCCTGTTCCACGCACCTGACCTGTCCTTCTGTGAGTCCTCCCCCGAGGGTATCGGCCACGGCATGAAGGATCTCATGGAGCAACGTGGAGGCCTTTGACACGGGTGGTAGCCCTGCCTGCACTCTAATCTCCCCGGTACTCATGTCGAAGTCACCGAAGTCTTCCAAGGACTTTGAGTATTTGACGGTGTAGCGTTGAACCCCTACGAGGATGGTTGTCGGCTGTTTGCCTTTCACATCCAAGTCCTCTTTTTTGGCTTCCCCCCGAACGAGGAGGTGTTCATGATGTCGTTCAGGGCATCCTCCATGAGTTCATCCTGTCTATGTCGCATCTGTTCTTTAGCGTCTATACCTGCGGCGTTCACCCAGTACCCCACGGCCATTGCGAGGCAGTCAAGCCTATCGTCGTGAACGAGTGAGTTACGTTCAGAAGATAATCTCGACATTTGGTAAAACAGTCTGTATTTATTCTGTTTCTCTGGTGGGAGATGTTTGGTGGATTCGTAATCGTCTTGGATCAGTTTTGGAGAGATGCATAGTCGATGTTGATTCATTACTGGCTCAAGCGTGTCAATGATTCTGCGCTCCTTTTGGATGTTATGACGGATCTCTTCGGTAGCCACGGGGTGGATTTTCCTGAGATACGGCTTGAGAAGTTCCGTAAACATCCCATCCCCAAAGTTAGATTCTACGAGGACAAGGCTTACGTCATGGGCTTTGGCTTCGTGAGCGATCTTTTCGAGAACAGCTTCACTGTAGCCACCAGCCATACCAGTGCATTCTTGAACGTAAATAAAACCATTCAGAACCTTAGTAATACAGATCGACGTTTCATCCTTTCCTCGTCCGGCTGGGTCAACACAGGCAATTGATCCGGTGTAGTTCAGCCACTCCCCATCAATGGCCATGGGTCTATGAAAGTGATCCCCTTGGAACCCCACGTTGGGTATGTCTGGTATCACATACTCCTTCGTTCCTCCCCATATGATGTTCTCTGGGGCCTTTTTGGGGTCTATGTCCATGACGATCAGGTCAGCCAGTTTGAGTGGGAAACGTCCAAAGTCCTCAAGGGACGGATCGAGCATGAACTGTAGGCTGAACCCAGAGCGTCCATACGAGGCCTCTCTCTCGGCTAATTCGATCTCTGAGAAGCGCATGGGGTCTGTTGGGGCCCCCTCCAATGAGGGGTCCTTTTCGAGCTTGTCTGAAATGAGGGGCGCAATGGTGTCTCCATAACGCCGTAGGAGCTTCTTGGAGGGGTATCTCGCAGGCCAAATCTGTGTGGTATACCCGCGGGATGGGAGGGCGTGGTAAAGGCTCCCTGCGTCCGTCTGAGGGGTCCCTAAGAACACGATTTCCCCGCCGGGCTTGATGATTGCCTCAAACTCCTTCACTAACTCACCGAGTTTCTCCCGCTGACCCATTGTGGCTGAGTTATTGAGGGATTCAGCATCATCACTGATTATCAGGTCGGCACGGGACCCCGTTAGCTGCCCGGTGATGCCCACTGACTTGACCGACGGGGCATGTGCAGCCGCTGCTGGGCCTACATCGAAGGCTATTTTAGATGTTCGTTGGAACTCTGAGGGTTTCAGGTGAGCCAGTATGGGCATTTCCCAGATGAGACGCTGGGTGAACGTGGAGAAGTCATCACTTCTGCTCTTCGACGCAGACACCACCAGTATGTTCTTCTGGGGGTCGAGGAGTAGCTGCCAGACTGCATACGCACTGGTCAAAAAGCTCTTCCCGACACCTCTGAAGGCACAGACAGTGCGGCGACGTGGCCCGTTCTGCAAGAACAGGCTGATGTCATTCTGAACTGGGGTAGGGGAAGGGAGCCCAAGGAAGTCCCAGACGAGGTAGGTGAAGTTCCTGAAGTCTTGTAGCTCGTCTGGTACTCTCAAGTTTAGGCAGTCCCTGCCGCATCATCCTTCGTCCCTGTTGGGAAAGGAACAATGTCTGCAAGGTTATACAAGGGCTGGGAGGCGTTCCTCCCACACTCGATCCCGTTGTCCTTCAAGAACCGGACAGCAACGCTAAGGTCCGCAGGGGATGCCTCACCCCCTTGGATTCTGTCAATCAGTTCTTGTGTCGTGAGCTTATGAAGCTCCTCAAGTAGTTCTTCTCTCGATGCTTCCATTACAGTTTCTTAGCCATTCCTCTCGATACGCTGTAGCCTGCACTTGTTAAGGCGGCTGCTGCTAATCCAAGGCCTCTCATGACCATGCCCGTCTCTTCAAAAGCACCAGAGCTAATGAGAAGTCCAACTAAACATGCACAGGTCGTGACCCAAAACTCAGTTGTGCGAAATCCCGGTTTCATAAGTATCTCCAGATAAGGGTTTATGTATCTACTTCACTCTCGGCGGCATGAGAAGCCAACCTTGGTGTATGGTAACTTTATTGGCAGACCTTATTAGTTTGCCATCTTTTTTTACGTATACATGGGCTCGGATGTCCTCACCCAGCCTGATGATTACGTAGGGGACCCCGTCAACGTCAACGCTTTCTGGGACGAGGACCACTTCCGTCGTTCCAATGGTCCCGCAGCCGCTTACGCATCCAAGAGCGGTCATCATCATCAGCAAGTTCAGCAGAACTCGCATGTTTGTCTTGAGTGACGAGGTTCCAGATGAACCCGAGGATTGCTTTGATGATACTTCCCACATTCTTACTCCTTCACTAAAACCAATCTTCTTCATCTTCTGCGTTCGCCTCTTCCCACTCGGCACGGTCTTCCGGGCTCAATGCAGCAGTCGTGAAGTTGATGGTGGCATCCTCGACTGTCACCAAGCGTTCCTCGGCCTGAGCCACCCGTTCTATCACATCTGTGATGGCTGACTTCTTTTTGGATTTATATTCAGGTGAACGCCAAAACCATCTCACAACCATCGCGATGAATCCAGTTGAGTCTGCCATGAGTCATCACGCTTGTTAAACGCGCTCCATTATGAACTGAATCCCAAAAGTAGCGACCGCTGCTGCCAACCCAGCATACGCTAAAACCTTAGTTTTGAAGTCTCGGAGAGAATCTAAAGCTGTTCCGATGTCCTTCAAATCGGCCCTTAGTTGGGCCAATTGATCCTTTATGAAGCGTATCTCAGCCTTCGTAGCCCCTCGAAACTCGCCGTCATCCTGTGGCATTATTAAACCCTATTAAAACCTATAGCAGATAAATGATACGGACTGAGAGACGCTGGCATCAGAGGAATGGGTGAATGTGAAACCTGCGGCAGATGGGTTTACGATAGTTTGATTTATCTCGGACTGCCCTTGAAGGATGATTACTGGCGTAATGCCTGCCCCACCTGTGATGACGACATTCGTTTGAGTTGCCGCATTGGGGCTGGTTCCTATGCTCACCGAGCAGTTCAATGCATTGGTTAGTGTACGGGAACCGCTTGTGATAGCAATTACCCCAGCAGCAACTACGCCTCCCCCGAGCGGTACTGTTGGGCTACTGCCCCCGCTGGTGTCTGTCACACATTGCCCCTTACCGTCTGCTTGGATGTAGGCTGTGGTGGTGGAGTCGTCAGATTTAATGGCGAGAACCGTAGCCGTATCCGCTTGGGCATCATGGGCCTGAACAGTTAATGGAATGACGTTACGGTCTTCCATGTCATCCACCCCACCCACAGAGAGCTGGGAAAGGGATGTCGTCCCCTCATCATCCACCTTCTTGTAATAGTTGGTTCCTGTTTTGGACTTACCAAGTTCGATGGCCCCTGTCTGGGCCGATGTGGCAGTGATTTCGTGGGTAAAGTTATTAGTTGAGGCATTGCGGGTGGCGAGTAGCCCACCCTTAGCCGCCGAAAGTGACCCATTTGGGGACACAGAGGCCACAGTTGTTACTCCTTCAACATCTTCGTTGGATTGAATCAAGAGCAACGCCGCGGTCTGGGCATCTGAACCCCTAATAAGAACGCCTTTCTTGTCCGCTGCGCGGGTCCCAACAGCAATTGTCTGTGCATCGTCGGTGGTAAGGCCCAACCCAAGGTTTCCTGCGGCAGTAATGTGACAGTAGAGGGATGCCCCCGCTGCTGTTTTGCATTCGAGGAGGTTTGCTGCGTCTGATTTAATCAATATATCGGCAGAGGTGACTGCACCGTCCTCATCCACCGCAAGGAGTTCCTCCGCTGCGGAGTTCTGGACGACGAAGAGGTCCCCGGTCTGCCCGGAGTAGCCCTTTAAGGTCAATGGTGTCTCACTCGTCCCACCTGACGCGAACAGGAGTTCACCAGTTAGTGTGCTTTTTGCGACACCCATGTTTTGAACGATGATCCTTGCATCTAATACAGGAACAGCTTCAAACTTGATCTGGTAAACCCCCAACACATCCTTATATACGTTGAAATCGCGTACAGTTACTCCATCATTGGATGAAGGGGCCAGCCCATCTCCCCTAACCGTGCATACAAAGAGTTCGTTAACGTCATTAACAGGGTCAGGTGCGGTCAAAGCAAACGTATCCGCTGTCCCATCCCCCAATAAATCCCATACTTGGGCACTTGCAAGGCCCCCAAAGATAGCCTGCGTGTCCACATAGTCCTTTGTGCAGGCATCGGTTGCCCCTGTAGGGGTATCGAGGTTTGTAATCTTCAGCGCACCCGCATCAAGATCCCCGAGATGGTTCTGTAGGAGGGAGATACTAAGCGAATCCAACGCCTCTTGGATCATGAACTGCCCATGGATCGCGGAAAGGTCCAGATCGTTCTCCGCTAACAGGGATGCGTCCACGAAGTCCACGGTTCTGTCATCTATGATCCTCGGCGTTTCTCTATACACCTCGATCTTGTCCCCTTCAGCCACCGTTACCCCGGCAGCTATGGTGATTGTGGTAGTGGGGTCGCTTTCGTCCGCTGTGAGGGACCCACTAGCGACCGCTACCCCATTCAGCTTCACCTTAATATGGGAGATGTTGATGTAGGGCTTGTTATTCCCCCCGACAGCCGTGGGAGTTCCCCCACTCTCGGAGGAGAACGTGACATCGTGGACCTTATCTGAACTGGACGTTGCCGTGTAAGTGACTGTTGAGTATGCCATGTTAATTCCCTATGAGATCAAGTAGGTCCTTTTCAGGCCCTCCTCGCTTCCTTGCCCTTGAGTTATACCTTGCGATCTTTTCATTAGCCTTCAGTGTGGGGTACTCTTCCAAGAGTTGCCTCCATGCCCGTCCCTGATACTTCCTGACAACCTTCTTAAGTGCGTCATTACGTGGTGAGCCCCCGTTGTTATCAAGGCCTTCCAGCCTTTCATACCTGCCGGACATGATGAGGTTTTCAAGGGAGTCCCGTACACCCTTCCCACCAATCTCCACGATTCCGACAAGCTCTTGAAGCCTGTCATAGGCAGTCTCGTCCCCACCCTTGTTGTACTCACGGAGGTCTAAGGTTCCGTGACGGATAGGACCGGGGGGATTAGTTACCTGACCGTAGTTGGTGACTTCCCTCATGATGATGTCTGAAGACACCTCTGATGTTGGAACTGGGGACAGGAGCCCAAGCAAGGGCCCACCTGAGTAGTTGATTCTCTGCTCATCTTCACCGAGGAAGTTGCGCTTGGGGATAAGAGAGTCCCCGAGGAATGGTATGCGACTCTTCCACTTGTCCACGATGCTTCGCATCTGACGGCTCGTTGGGTCAAGCTGCCCAGCAACCTGAGCTGAAAGGGTGGGAACAGCGGCTGCTGCTAAGTTCTGACCAAAGGCCTTCCCGTAATACTCTGGGTTATCCACGGCAGATGCCAAGTTAATGATGCCGGACAAGTAAGACTTCTCAGAGACGTTACGGAACAGGGCCATCATGGCACCTCTCATGAGCCCCTCGATACCCTCCTCCTCTGCACTGTCGGTGTAGGGGTTGCCGTTGGCACCCTCTGCGATGTCGGCGACGATTCCAAAGATGGAGGCCATGGGGTCAAGCCTACCGTACCCGTAGTAAGAGTTACCAAACCGCACACTGTAGGGTTGCCACCCAGCCTTTCGGAGAAGCCGCTGGGCCTTCGGGTCTGACGGACCACCACCTGTGATCTCCCCTGAGTTTACCTTCATCCAGACAAGAGTCATGATGGAGGAAGACAGAGCGAGACGACCGAGGGCATCAGCCTTTGCCTGAGACTTCATAGCAGCGTCCATGGTTTCATCACCTTGGATGAGCTTGTGTGCCTCTTCTGTTGTTTCAGATAAGAGGCCCTTCAGCTTCTTAAACACAGGAATGGCACCATCAAATATAGGACTCAGCAGGTGATCCATCGCTTCTGATAGCAGGTTTGTTGGTGTGTTGATGAACGGAGCAACTAAGCGAAGATACCTTACTTCCTTAGTAGCGGCCTGTAAGGCCTTTCCTAACTTCTGTACTCCACCAGACATCGGGTTAGCGGCCACTGACGGATCGTTAGGTGAAGTAAAGGTGGACTTTCTTGAGAACTTTAAGGCTCTCTCAGCCAGTGCCGACCGCGCTTCAGAGTAGTTATCTTCCACGTATCTCTCCGCAAACTCTCGGGCATCTGTTTTATTCATGCCCTGTTCGTAGGCCTTCTTCAGGCCATCCGTCCACACGCGCCTCTTTGTATAGAAGTGCCCATTTCCAATGATGACCTCAAACTCGTGTTCAACATATGCAGCCATTGCAGTGGCATCACCCGCATGGAGTCTCGTGGCATCTCGTGCGATTTGGTCAGCAACCACAAGGCGGTTGTGCATCTGCTTGAAGAACTCATCAACGCCACCCAGTAGTCTGGTGGGCCATCCTCTTAAACTTACAGAGGCAGCAACGAAGTCGAGGGGTCCGGTGACTAAAGGAGTCATCTCACCCATACCCATCTTGGTACTGAAGGGTTTCCTTGTTCCACCTTCAAAGACTCCCCTCTGGGAATCAAACACAGAACGACCGCCTTGGGGGTCTAACTGTGCTGAACTGTTCTTTATGGCGATACGCATCATGGTAAAGGACTCCTTTAGGATCTTCCTGTACCCGATGAATGCGCCCATGGCTCTACGGTGTTCCTCGTTCTGCCCCAAACCAGACAACATCGCACGGCCAAGTTTCCTCTCGAAGTGTAAAACAACGCCATAGATTGCATTCGATAGCGTGTTGACTGCGTGTGTTCGTGGGCCTGAAAGGAGTGAGTTATAGAATATCTCAAGAACTGCGTCGAGCTTGTCCCCGGCGGGTTGAGCAACTGCCTTAACAAGGGAGAGCATTCCCTCTTCTGTGGCAACCTGAAGACGACGGGTGTAATCTTCCAAAGTCTCCGCACCCTTGGATGCTTTACCTAAGCCCTCACTGATAACGTCCAAGGCATCTGATATTTCTGAAGCAGTTGCCTTCGTCTCAAAGATTTGGAGGAAAGGCTCATCTTTAAGTTTTTGAAACTCAAAGCCCTGAGAAGATGCCTGCATCTTTACCTGTCCCAGAACCTGCCTCATTAACATTACGCGCTTCATGAGATCGAACTGGGCACGTTGGTATACCTCAGATCCTATTCCATCGGCCTCTCTTGCTATGTTCAAACGTGATGAAGCGTCTGCTGCGCTCTGACTGACCTCCATCGCAAACTTGCGGTGCATACGGCGTTCAGCCATGGCCTTTCTATAGGTCTGGTTGGATACGTCGAAGTGTTCCCTTATAACTTCGCGGCCACCCCCAACGGCAGTCATTAAGTCCTGCCACGCCTTTATCTCGAACTCCTCTATGGCTTCCTTTTCTGATGCGGTAACACGGGCTAAGTATTCCTCTTCCTCCCTAAGCATTGCTTGCATGAGGTCCTTTGCGTCCTCACCGCTCTCTACATGATCTATGTACGAGCCGTCACCAGCCCTACGTTCTGCCCTTCCACCCATATGGCGCACATTGAGTGGCTCATCTCGTCGTGGGTTTCTCGTTGCTGCGGACTCTCCGACTTGCTCACCTTGGCGAGAGCTAAATCGCTCTATTGGACTTGTAAGAGCAGATGTTTCTGCTTCAGCTAACTTCTCCTCCAGATTGCGTAGAGCCGCAGCTTCTTTTTCTGTAATCATCCGTACACCATCATCAATGGCATCGGCTACATCCTCAGGGTCAAGCGTATCTACAAGATCAGGATCATAGTTTCTCCAGCCGCCGGGGTACGTATCGTCGAGGTAGTCGAGGTACGACTGCTTCCTCTCTTCCGCATTCCGTAAACGCACATCGTAAGCGGCTTGGTTATCCTCTGCGATCTCTCGCGCTACCTGATCGGGACTTGCAAGATCATCTGCCTGCTTCTCTCGGACCCTGTCGGCGTAGTAAAGCCTCCGACGACGAAGCTCCAGTGCCTTCTTATCGTGTTCTGGCATTTTTTCATAACCCTCTGGTGTTCTCCACTCAGGGTTCATCTCATCCAGCATCTTCTCGTAGTCATCAACAGCGGCTCTCTCAGCCGTTACTGTCCTCGGCACTCCCACTGCGGCGTTCTCATAAAACGCACGGGCCTCTGAGCCTAACGCATCAATGACTCCCTGAACGTCTGACTTCGCCACACAATTATTAAAAAATTGACGAAGCTCCGGGGAGATTGCATCGTCTGTTAGGGATCCACCAAAGGTTTCCATCGCCTTGCGATGCTCTCGTGACATCCGAGTGAAGGCAACTTCAAGAAGCCCAAAGTCTCTTTCGGATGTGCCCTTGAGCTTGACAAGGTCCCCCTCGTTGACAAACTTCTCCCACAACCTCGCCAGCTTTTCTTCATTCGCTACAGTCCATACACCATCCTCGACTCCGATTGCCCTTTCAAGGACATCTATCTCGGCATCATAGTTGCCCCCCATGGAGAGCCTACGTGCTTCAGGTATTGAACGGTTTGCGTGAAGTAATCTCACCCCGTGCATAGTCTCGTGGACACCCGTGGTCATGTTGGAGTTTTCTAATCCACCAATGAAGATGCGCCCAAACTCGTCCATTAAGGATTCATCAGTCATAGATGCGGTGAATCCTCTGGCCTCTCCTTCCCCGGTCTGAAACAAGGTGCGAAGCCCACCAACACCTGTGGGCGTTTCCACTTCAAGGTGTTCTAACTTGCTCGGCTCCCAATCCTTTCTAAACTTCTTATTGCCTTTTTTCCTTAATTGTCTGGGCTGTTGTAAAGTTACCGACTTCTTTTTAGTGATTACAACACTCACGTTGCCGAACTCGCTGTTACTTTTCCTTACATCAAAACCATCCCCGAGAATGTCCTCAACGTATTTTAGTAGCTCATCACCTTGGAACCCTTTTTGGTAAGCCCCAGAGCTGTTTATAATGACCTCCATCCCCTCCTTGTTGATGACGTTATGACCAGCGTTTAAAACATCCTTGCCCCGCACGTTGATGAATCCCTTTCCACCTACCTTAAGGACACGCCCTATTTCTCTAAGGATTCCATCGCGCACCTCTTGCGTCACCGTGTTTAATACTGCGTTGTTAATTACATTGTCATACGACTCATCTGCAAGGTCTGCCGTGTCCCTGAAAGAGGGAACGAATCCTTCCTCTGGAAAGGGTTCTACCGTATCAGCGCGAATGCCTGCCTTCTTGGCTACGTCTTTTCCCGCCCCTACATCCAATACGTTGCCCTTTTTAAGCATCTCCTTTAGCTTTACGTAGGTGCGGACTGTTGTTGCCACCTGAGTGGGGTGCGCCCCCCTCTTTGTCAGTGCCATCGGTTTAATATTGTGCTGCGCTCTATACACTTTAAGGGCTGAAGCCGTTATGCCCCGTGGGGTACGTGTCGGACCTTCATCACTCTTTAAGTAAGCACTATCGGGGTACTCTAAGATTGTACCATCCTTAGTTACGATAGGCTTAAGGTCTTCCGACCCGCCTCTCGCCCACGCTGCTTTCGTTGCGGCATTGGGTGGAGTGTCCTTGAGTTTCGCGGCGGCGGCAGCGTCTCTTGCTGCGTCCTCTGCAAGTAGATACCCATGCTTCGCTGCGTATTCACTTCTCGCGGTTTCCTTCTCCGCTGTCGTAAAGCCATCCCAAACGCCTTCGCCATAACTATCGGCAACCTTTACCTTCGGTTCATGCGCCCCCCTTACGTAGCGAACATTACCTCTGGCGTATGCGCGATCCCCTACGATTGTAAGTTCATCAACAGAGTCAATGGCATACCCGTTCTTAGTGACGAAGTAACCCGGACCCCCGAGGCCTACATCTGATCGGGCGGCTATCCCCAAGTCAACGTCCCTTGCTGTTTCTATAAGGTCCATTTGCTTTGTGGTTATTTCCCCCTCATTCACGATCTTTAATGTGAATGTTGCCGCTTTTCGTGTATGCGAATCACGCATAATCTGTAGGCGCAGTCCCTTGACTCTTAGAAGGTTTTGCCACTTTTCCGAGAAGGCCTGTATAGCCTCTGCCTTCTCAGACGAAGGAACAAGGTCTTCTCTAATTTCAACGTTCCCCTCGGCATATTTAACAGGTGTTGGGTCGTCCACAGTACCCAATTCCTGTTTAGGATCGGAACCCAACACTCTTCCTTTTTTCGGTTGCTTCAAATCAAGGCTGACGAATATAGATTCACCCGTACCGAGTTTTCCTGCATTCGCATCATTGCCTAAGTAGGAAACCGAAACTGGCTCTGTGTGTTCTGTGGTACTCCTCCAGACAACCTCCACACCATCCCGCCCATTAGCGGGAGTGTCCATCACAGTACCCCTAACAACGCCTCTCCATCCCTCCGCGCCGTCCTTGGTAGTTGCTGTTGGATCAAGCCTTGCGCCCTTAAGCGTCACTACTGTATCGGGGTCCCCAAAGACGAACTCCCCCTCTGTCCCACGCATCAGGGGGGCATCTGTAAGTATATCGTCCCCGAGAGGCGCAACTGGGGTATCCATGCCTTGTCTACCCGGAGCAGGGTGTGGCCCATAAACACCCCTAAGTTCATACGAGTCAGGAAGACCTATACCACGCCCACCATATTCGGTGTTGTTGTAGTGGATGTTCTCCATCTTTGCTGCCTTCACGCCCGTGTAAGGTATGAGATTTGGTGTCCCATTCTTCTTAAAGGGTTTCTCCGGGTTAATCCTCAGTGGTTGCCATACCCATTTTCCGTTGCCGGGTAGGGGGGTTTCGCCCTTCCTTGCCTTCCTCCACCTTCCTGCAATAACATTAGGCCTTCCGCTAAGGAACAACGCAAGGGGGTTGTCCTTAGCACTGGTCTGGCCCATGGCTACATCAGCCTCTTCAGCTTCACGCCGCACCTGTGCCCACACGCGCTCATTCGCGGAGTTTGATACCACCCTCACGTTCCCGGCATCTGCACCGTGTGGGGTACGTTGTTGGATGACTTCTATCACCCTCCTCAAGGCCTTCCTATCGGATGACACAAAGGGCTTATTTCCCTCGGGGAAGGGTATGGTCTTTGTGGCATCGTCCGGGTCAGGCATACCCCTCCGTGGACCGAAGCCCTCCAGACCTTCTATCAGTTGTTTTAATAGTTTCTCATGTCCCTCATCACTCTGCGTTGCCTTTTTGTTGAGTTCCCTCAGACCTTGTACAAAGTTCAGATTCGTAGTTGACTCGTCCGTCAGAACATTCTGGAGGACTTTGCCGATGTCCCAAGAGTTACTCAAATCTTGCTCGGTTAGGTTATTCATTACCTCATCGACGTTGCCCCGGTAGCGTTTAAGGAGGCCCTTTATCACAACAATGGGAGCCCATACAGCTTCCTGTACTTCTTGCCCACGTACCGTAGCCTCTTCAAGACCCTCCACTCCCCGCCTGAGTCCCGCAGGGCCTAACCACTCATCCCCCATGTCCTTGCCCAGCTTGCGTACAAGCATCCTGTACGCCATGGTTGCGGGGTTTAGTTTTCTTACTTCATCCGTTCCCTCAATAACATCACTTGTAGTCTGTGATCGTGCTAAGAAACTTCCAGAAAACACACGGGGATCCCCCAGCCCCTCCATATGTACATCAATAGTCACCCCTCCTCCACTTGTGTGGGATAGGGAAAACTGACGGGTCTTGTGGAGGTGGGCGTTGACGATGTCAAGGATGGCAGTTTGGTTGCCATTCGTTATCCCGTTCTCTTTTTCAGCAGCAGTAAGAACATCGTTTAGCTTGTCGTACTCTTGAAACATCTTCTGTAGTTTCTTGTACTTCGGGCCGGAGTGGATGTGTACTACATTATTGACGGTTTCCTTCCAAGCCTGAGCCGCCGCAGTGTTCCCCGGCATAGAATCATGCAGTTCCTCTAGCATTAGCCTAATGTTGGTTTCGTCCGTAGGCCTCCCTTTTTGAGTCCACCTAAGCAACAAGATCATAGATGCTGCTGTGTGTTCTTCCGCACCTGTGTTTGCCGATAAGATGGCGTTGAGGTTTGACCACAGAAAACCGTCATGCACTGTTCGGGCTTCCCCGGTCACCGTATTGATGCCGTTTGCTGGGAAAAGTTTAGGCATGATGGCTTGGTGTACCCGTGAGTATTCCCCACGCACAATTACCCCAATCTCTGCCAATGTTCTCACGCTCTCCATATCGAGGCTTCCCTGTGCAGCGGATTCAAAGAGATACTCGACCTCTTTGAATTGCTTCTCAGTGAGTAGACCCGCTTCCCACTGAGACAAAATACCAGCCTTTACGTACTGATCGGCAGATTTAGGAACTGAGTTCCCCATCTGGTACAGGGTCTTGAAGTATCTCTTCTGCATCTCCTCAAACGGGGCGTTCCATACGATGGAACCACGAGGCAGACCAAGTGTAAGGGAATACCCTGATAATGCCGCTTGTCTGGAAAGCATCTTCCCGTCTGCGCCGAGAGTCATCTGTTGAAAATGGGAGACGTTGTTTTCAATCATCTCCATCTGCATAGCCTTTGCGGCGTTCTTTGAATTACCAGTGGCCTTCATTGCACGGTGGAATGCCATGCCACCACGGATCCCAGATATAACCCCGTCGATCATTATTCCAAACCCAGCCCCCTCAAGCGTGAGTTTGATGCGTCCCTCTAAATCAGAATCTCCCTCTTTGTGCATGAGTGCTTTGGTTATCGGATTCCCCAGACCCGGAAGATACTGCTCAATCATGTTTGAGAGCCGCTCTTCGTTTGGGTTCATGGTGAAGAAGTCCACCATCGCCCCTCCAATGCCTGCCGCAACGATGTTTGGAATTGCACCTATAGCCTTGGCGTGAGCCCCGTGAAGACCACTTCTAACCCGTGCGGCATACCTCGACACACCAGTTAAAGGAACCCCAGATAACTCACCCGTTATTTTACGTGCAAGGTTAGCCTTACGTGCGTGTGCGGCTGAGAATGCTGGTTGTAGTTTTTTGTCAAGGCCCTTCACAAGGTACTTACTCAAACGGAGTGTTCCACCCTGAACCTTTGCGGCACCCCTCGCGAGTCTTCCTTGGGAGTTAATAAGAGCAACACTCTTGGCACCCATGACCCCACCTAACCTTGCGCCGCCTGCAATCCACCCGGCACCCGGCATCATGAAGGGCACGAGGAAGCCCGTCATCTCTTCAGCCATACGCCCAATGATGGTGTCTGCATGACCTAAGCCGAAGTTATCCGGTACATCATAATCAACCCCCGGAATGATGTTTCCAAACTCTATTAAACCCTCAACAGCGGAGAAGAAACCTAAACCAATTCCTTGAAGGAAGTCACCAACGGTAAACCAGTTGACTTCATCAGCAGGCTCTTCAAACCCAAAACCAACGGTCTTGGGTTTAGCATCGGAGTTAAAACCTTCTTCTACGAGCCCTGTCCCCGCTCTATGAACCTCATTTGCCATGGACTGCCAATCATTGGACTCCACTGAAGGGGCAGCGGGAGCTTCAGATACTTCTGAAGGGGCAGCGGGAGCTTCAGATACTTCTGAAGGGGCAGCGGGAGCTTCAGATACTTCTGAAGGGGC